AAGACCAATAAGGTCAGCTCGCAGACCGAGGCGCTAGATACTATTATTAACTGGAAGAACTCCGTCGCCAACGCCTATGACGGTGAGAAGCTACACTACCTATACCTCGATGAGGCCGGTAAGTGGGAGAACCCGTTGGATATAAACGAGGTCTGGAGGGTACACCGCACGTGTCTTCTGGTCGGTAAGAAAATCGTAGGTAAGGCTATGGTGGGCTCCACGGTAAACCCGCTGGATAAGGGGGGCGCCAACTACAGGAAGCTATACTATGACTCCGACCCCACGCGCCGCAACGATAACGGAAGGACAAAGAGCGGGCTATATAAACTGTTCATCCCATCATACGAGGCGCTTGAGGGTTTCTTCGATATCTACGGTATGCCCATTATCGAGGACCCCAAGGAGCCCGAGCTTACTATGGACGGCGACGTCACATCAATCGGTGCTAAGACGTTCCTATCGAACGAGCGCAAGGCGCTGATGCACGACCCCTATGAGCTCAATGAGGTGATACGCCAGTTCCCGTGGAGCGAGGAGGAAGCGTTCCGCGACTCCACCAAGTCATCACACTTCAACGTGGGGAGGATATACGAGCAGTTGCAGCATAACAGGGAGATGTACCCATCACCCGTCATCAAGGGTAACTTCGTGTGGGAGGACGGTAAGCCGGATACTAAGGTGCTATGGAACCCCGATGATAACGGAAGGTGGACCGTGGCCTGGCTTCCGCCCGACGAGGTGCGAAACAATCAACGCAAGGAGCAGGGCAAGGTATACCCCGGTAACGACCACCTAGGCACCGGAGGCGTTGACTCCTATGACATCGATAATACGATGGACGGTAGGGGGTCCAAGGGCGCCTGCCATATATACAACAAGTTTAATATGAGCTTCCCATCGAATATGTTCGTGGCTGAATATGCTAACCGCCCACCGCTCGCGCGTATATTCTATGAGGATATACTTATGGCGGCGGTTTTTTACGGTTATTCGCTCCTTATTGAGAATAACAAATACGGGATAGTAAGGTACTTCGAGTCTAGGGGTTACGACGGATATATTATGGATAGACCCGAACACCTGAAGGCTCCGGGCTCACACTCCAACGTAAAGACCAAGGGTATACCATCCAACTCACAGGACGTCATACAGTCCCACGCGCAAGCTATTGAGGCGTATATTCACGAACACGTGGGTATNGACTCAGAGAGCGGTGATTGTGGGAGGATGTACCTCGACAGAACACTGGAGGACTGGATAGGATACCGCATCGACGACAGGACTAAGTTTGACTTAACCATCAGTTCAGGTCTCGCGTTGCTTGCCGCGCAGAAGGTAAAGCAGGAGCGGAAGACGTCCGATATGTCGAGCAAAGTATTCCTAAGAAGATTCAAGGATGTAAGTCGTTAGGCGACAACATATTATTGGGTATATTTGCATATAAACTGGGGACAAACAATAGGTATGGAAAAAAATAATAAGCAGGGTAACTTCCCTGACCCGTTAGCATCTACCGAGGCAAAGTCGGCTAAGTCCTATGGGCTTAAGTACGCTAGGGCCATAGAGTCGCAGTGGGGTCATACGGATGACCACGGAAGTATTTTTAGGCGTCGTCTCGATGAGTTCGAACGATACCGCGACTACGCTAACGGAACGCAGGACACTAAGATATACAAACAGATTCTAAACTCGCTTGACCCCAACAATGGCGACGGTACACTGTTGAACATTGACTGGTCACCGGTACCCATCATCCCTAAGTTCGTTAAGATTGTCGTCAATAAGATTCTATCTAAGAACCCATACCCCAACGTCGAGGCAATCGACCCTTTGAGCATAACTGAGAAGGAGCGCAAGAAGGCGGAGGTAAAGTTTAACGTCGACAATAAGGATATGCTCCAGCAGGCCCAGATGGCTGGACTCGATATCGGTACTAAACTAGAGCAGATTCCTGACACCCCCGAGGAGGCTGAAATCTTCCTTGCCTCCAACGTCAAGACCAACGCTGAGATTGCCGCGCAGATTGCCGCCAACCTAACTCTGGAGTGGAACGAATACAACCACACCATCCACCGCCGTGCCGTCACCGACCTAGTATCGGTGGGTATGGGGGTAACTAAGAATGATTACGACCCTAACTATGGTCTAGTCGCTAAATACGTGGACCCCGCATACTTCATCCACTCGTACACCGAGGACCCCCTGATGAATGACCTGACCTACGCGGGTCACGTTAAGCGACTGACTATCTCTGAGCTACGACGCCTTGCAGGCGATGAGTTCACCGAGGAGGAGTATACGCAGATGGCACGCAACGTACAGAATAAGTACGCCAACGACCCCAACAAGCTATCTCACTCATACTACGATAGAAACCTCCAGCGCACCATCTTCGGATACGACGAGTACATCGTGGAGGTTATGGACTTCGAGTTCCTATCGGTTGACGATGTGTTCTATGAGTCCAAGGAATCACGCTTCGGCAACGTAGGCTTCTACTATAAGGGTATGGCATATCAGCCACCCAAGGAGAGCGTATTCGACCGCAAGCCCACGCGTATGTCGTTCGTCACCCTATACGGGGGCAGCTTCATTGTGGGTACCGACAAGCTATACGGATACGGGATGAAGCACAACCAGCCCCGTAACATCCACGATATCACAAGGACACGCCTGTCGTACAGCGCCGTGGCCGTGAATATGCGCCGGATGATTCCTAAGTCTATGGTTAGCGGCATCGTAGGATTCGCCGACCAGTTGCAGATTACACACCTGAAGATTCAGCAGTCCGTAGCTAAGGCTAAGCCTGACGGTCTCATCATCGATATCGAAGGACTCGAGAACGTACAGCTAGGACAGGGAGGAGACCTCCAACCGCTTGAGATACAGGATATCTACGAACAGACGGGTATATTCTACTACCGCTCCAAGAACCCCGAGGGAGGCTTTCAGAACCCACCGATTCGCGAGATTGGCAACGCCATCCGTAACATCGAGGCATACGTAGGTATATATAACCACTATCTGCGTATGATTCGCGACGCCACCGGTATCAACGAGGTCGTCGACGCATCCACCCCAAAGGGCGATGCTCTGGTAGGCGTACGGCAGCAGGCCATCGAGGCATCCAACAACGCAACATATGACATCACCCACGCATCTATGATGCTGTACAAGAAGGTGGTGGAGTACATAGTGAAGTGTTTGCAGATTATGCCGCCTCAGTCCGTGATATACCGAGTGTACGAGAACGCTATCGGTAAATCCAATATGGATGTGCTGGCATCGTTCCGCGACCTACCGATGTATAACTTCGGTGTGCGTGTGGTACCCGAGATGTCGGATTCCGATAAGATGTATCTTGAGGCTAACATCCAGCAGTCGCTGGGGCAGGGAGAGATTGACCTAGAGGACGCTATGTCCATCCGTAGGCTCAAGGACGTCGACCAAGCCGAGCAGCTACTTGTGGTACGCCGTAAGAAGCGTATCAAGCAAAAGCAAGACATCGCCGCACAGAACAGCCAGATGCAGTCGCAGATGAACCAACAATCGGTTCAGGCGTCCGCACAGGCCGCGTTGCAGACCGAGGAAGTTAAGTCGCAGCTTGATATGCAGAGGTTAAACCTAGAGTCTCAGATTAAGATGCAGTTGCTTGAGCGGGAATACCAGCTTAAGATAGAACTCGCCAAGGCTGAGGGTGAATCCCGTATGGCGGTAAACCAAGAGGAGCGTGATTTCCGTATGAACGTAGAAGGTCAGCGTGAGCAGGCCAAGGACTCCCGCGTTAAGAAGCAGGCAGTAGAGCAATCCAAGCTGATATCACAGCGTAAGGGCGAGCGCGGTGAGCTAACCGACGAGCAGCAGGACCTTATGTCTCAAATTATTGGCAATCAATAAGTTGGTATATTTGCACTATGGCAGCCCTGATTAATCTAGATACAGCACAAAGAGTCGATATAACCTGTCGCAAGGGAGACTCATTTCGTCTTGAGCTTACGTTCAAGAATGAGGCCGGCGTGGTGATAAACCTGACCGGATACACCTGGAAGCTCGACGTTAGGGAGACCGACACTTCGGCATCAGCCATCGTCGAAGATAGTTTATTTACCTACAACGGCACCAACTTAGGCGTACTAACCATCACTGCTACCCCAGTAACTATGGCGGCTATCGAAGGGGGTTTATACGTATATGACCTACAGAGCACCAGCGCCGGCGCCGTGAAGACGTGGCTCTATGGTATATTCAAAGTAAATGAGGACGTTACGATATGAGCGATATATCCATAAATAGCGGTGAACAAATCAATGTAAGCGTCAAACAACCGACGCTACAGAATACTATTGTCATACCAAGGCCCACTACCTCTATGTCCGTCAAGGGTGTCACCGGGGGCGGCGGCGATGCTCACTTTGTCTATGAGCAAAATATGCCCGCGTCGGTATGGGTCATAACGCACAATCTAGGCAAGAAGCCAGTGGCTGTCGTTGTTGATTCCACAGAAAATGTTGTTATTGGAGACCTCCAATATAACTCCTTAAACACCCTAACCATAACCTTCGTCGACCCATTCAGCGGGAAGGCGTACCTAAACTAAAAATGATATGGCACTAAGTCATTTAGTCTCCCTCCAGCTCAACGGATTCCCGGTATTAGGTCTCCGCCCTGAGCACCTATCTACAGTTCAGATTACTGCACTTACCGGCGGTGGGCTGTACACTGGTAGAATCGTATACGACTCTACTCTCAACAAAGTAAAATACTACGACGGTACCGACTGGCACGACATCACCGGTGACATCCGTAGCATAACGGCCGGGGTTGGACTTACCGGCGGAGGAGCCAATGGCGAGATAACCATCAGCGTTGCTTCAACCATTGCCGGTAACGGTCTTACTTGGGACGGAACCACCACTGGAATCCTGAATGTAGGTGTAAGCGATGGCCTTGAACTCACTGGGGACAACGTAAGGTTTAAGAACGCCACCGGTCTTTCTGAGGGAAGGCTGATGCTGTGGAGCGACCTTAACACTCAACTTGAGAACGCTAAGGTCCTACAGGAGGCCGTATCTCTTCAGGGAGGTGGAACGTCATACACTGTAACCATCGACGCAGAAAATACAGTAATCAGTGGTAACCTCACTGTAAATGGTCAGTTGACTTCTATCACTTCTAATGAGGTGAACATCGGAGACAGCATCATCTTGCTGAACTCTGACATCGCGGCGGGCACCGCCCCGACTGAAAACGGTGGATTCTCCGTAAAGCGTGGTAGCGCGGCCTCCGTATCGTTCTTATGGGATGAGACCAATGACCGCTTCTCCACTGTCAACCAGCCATTGCACGTCGGTAGCCTACCTTCACTAACACCGAGTGGAACAACGACCGACCACTTCATTATGCAGAGCAATGTAAGTGGTCAAGCTGGAGTTCTTCGCTTGGCTACGTTTACTGCGGTTGCTAACTATCTCGGTCTTCCCATACACTTCTCACTTGACGACGCTCAGGGTAATGTATCAAAGACCGCTAACGCATACACGGTGACTCACAACTTTGGGAGTAGGGCTGTTACGGCCGAGGTCATTTCATTCGCGACTCAAGAAACTGTTATTGTTGATATCACAAGACCCACACTTAATACCGTTGTAGTTACATTCGGTGGGGCGGTAACGGATAATACATACTACGTTGTATTACAAGCGTCAAAGCGCAGTGGCGATACGATAGTTGGCGAGGCGAATGGTGAAACTCTCTTCACGGCCGGCACTTAATATATAGGTGAATAGCAGTAAGGGTGGGGGTCATTGGCCCCCTCTTTTATTTTGTACTTTTGCTTATACTGTATTAGGTTGGTAAACTATGAAGTTTTTATCTCAAATTAATGTCAACACGGAGTACACACTCCCGATGGTTGATGGAACGAACGGACAGGTGCTATCCACCGACGGAGAAGGTGTTGCATATTGGGGCACTATCAGTGCCGGTTCACTCACACTCGATGGGCTTTCTGATGTAAGCATCGTCTCCCTGTCTAGCGACCAAATGATACGCTACGGCCTCCGGCAGGGGGATACCGTACCCGTATGGCATAACTTCACTCCCAGCTTCCTAACCCCGTCGTCATCTATTAATGCGCTTAATGATGTAGTCATCACCACAGCGGCGGCAGGGCAGATTCTACGGTACAACGGAAGTAATTGGGTTAACTTCACCCACAGCTTCCTTACTTCGCTACCCGCTCACAACCATAACGATATATATTATACCGAGGGAGAGATTGATTCTTTCTTTGCTGGTGAGAACGAAATCGATGGATACAACCGAGGTGCTTGGGATATAGCGTACAACGACAAGATTAACAGCGCGACGTTTAGCACTACGACCGGTGTACTCACGCTCACTCAGCAAGATACAGGCACTGTAACGGTAGACCTTGATGGTCGCTATCTTGAGTCTCTACCTGCTCACACGCACGCTGCTTCCGACATTACATCCGGGACACTTTCTACTGACAGGCTCCCAAAGCAAGAGCTTGGTATATCCATTGTAGGAAACTTTGGTCAGTGGCAGCTTCATAGCGCATATACCAACTTCAATACTGCGGTTAATTATTGGGGATGGAACTATGTTCAGGGAAGTACAAACGCTCCACATCAGACGTCTTCACAATGGTATCGTGGTAGGTTTAGCCTTGGCAATGAATATGGTTTTGGTAGCGATGGAGGAGATTACTGGATGGAAATTGCAATTCCACGCTATTATCAAAACAGCAACGCCGGGAATCTTTTTGTAAGAACCGCTGAAAATGGTGTGATAAACGGTTGGCAGGGAGTCCGCGCCGCTTATGCTACGGACGCAGGATACGCCGAAGAATCTGGACATTCCTTAAGTAGTGGTTCGGTGGAGTGGACTAACGTACAAAACAAGCCCGCCACATTCCCACCCTCTGCCCACAATCACGATGACAGGTACTACACCGAAACTGAGTCAGATTCTAGGTTTTACTTAGCCACAAACCCTAACGGATATATATCGGGTATTTCATTCGCCAACGTATCGTCCAAACCGACAACAATAGCCGGATATGGGATTACCGATGCCATTACCACCACTAACATTGCTAGTCAATCAGTTGCCGTTGCTGCTGTTAGCAGACTCGTCCGCGACACACCATCCGCTAGGATTACCACCCCCGAGGGCGCCTATAGTGTAGGTAACAGCAGTGGGACCGGCGGAGCAATAAAGATATCTCTCCCTACTGCGGTATACAATAACAATACTATGATGAGTATGACCGTTGAAGTATATCTATACTCGACCGGTCAATCATTCACCCTTAGAATAGGGGGATACAATTATTCTGATGGTGCCTGGTATAATGTTTTTGCATCAATCCTTAGTGATTCCGGTAAATCAACAAACGTCCCGGTATACTTTGGTAATAATGGAGTCGATAGGAATGTAATATGGATAGGTGATTCAAACTCGACTTGGGATTATCCCAATGTCTTCGTAACTGACTTCCAGTCCGGGCATTCTCAGAATGAATCTTGGGCGAAGGGTTGGTCAGTATCCTTTAGCGAGTCCGAACAAACCAATTTAACCGCATCAAGAATCGCATATAGGCAAGTTGATGCTGGTAATATCGGCTCTTATGCGTTAACATCCTTACCAGCCCACACGCATACTATTGCTAACGTAACAGGATTACAGACTGCTTTAGATGGCAAACTCAGTGCTGAAGCTGATACTCTTTCTACGGTTACTGGAAGGGGAGACAGCACAACCACCGCATTATATTTAGCTGGTGGAAGTGGTCAAATACCAGCCTTGCATATCCGTTCAGGTGGTAGTAGCTGGTCAGAGGGACTGGCAATACATCCGTCCACAAACAATGGATATGCCTTGTCATTCTATAGGACTAGAGCGTCCTATACTGACCAAACAAACACTTGGGGGCTGGGAAATCTAGGTGATGCAAATGCCCTAAATCACTTTGGATTATTAAGAAACGGTCTTACCGGGGGCATTGCCGACCGTTCTGGAGACGCAGTCTTCACCATAAACCCAACTGGAGTATTTAAGTTTGGATTTAACCCATACGTTGGCGGTAATGTAATTTGGCACGCTGGTAATGATGGGGACGGTTCTGGACTTGACGCAGACAGCGTAGATGGAGTACACGCATCAAACATTGTCTGGGGTAATGCTAAGGGAACCAATGATTCAGTAACCACTGACGCCGACGGATTAGATAAGACTGGTTTTTATACATCTAGCGCATTTGTAACTAGGCCAGAAGGTGTTGATAATTGGATGTACATACAGCATATTAAGCTGTACAATTCCAACTCCCAATACCAAAAACAAATTGGTTACGATACATACGATGACCGTATGTGGGTTAGAACAAAAAGTGGAAACACTTGGAGTTCTTGGAAGGCTATTCTTACCAGTGAGAACATTGGAGAATACGCTTTAACATCTTTACCAGCCCACACGCATACTATTGCTAACGTAACGGGATTGCAGACCGCCCTTGACGGTAAATTATCAACTTCTGGTACGGCAGCAAATTCAACATTATTTAATGGTTTAAATTTCAATGGGGTATCTGCAAGATTTCAGTCAGATTTAAACACATTAGGTTTATCTGGCACATCTGGTGTATATAACATTGGGGCAGGATATACAAACGGGCCAGCACCCGCCCTTTACGGAACATTGCTTGCATTCTGGAATTCTGACATATCTGTTCAGTTTTGGGCGACATACAACGGTGATTTTTATTGGAGAAAATCAGTTGGGGCTAGTTTTACTGGCTCTACTTGGAGAACGATATGGGACACTTCTCACTTTACATCTACTGACGTATCAAACTGGAACACAGCTTACGGATGGGGAGACCACGCAACCGCTGGATACTTAACTAGCTTCTCTTACACAGAGACCGATACGCTATCTTCAGTAACCGGCAGGGGAGGCTCTACCGGAAGTCCTGTCGTTATGTACGGGAAGGTTACGTTGGGTAACAATAGCAGTGGTACATACAGCGGAAATACCAATGGCCTGACACTAAACAGCACCGCTGAGGTTAGGAGCACTAGTATTCAGTTCCCACCGGCACTTACCTGGCATTATGAGGGGTTAGCCACACGCCACCTGTTGATGACGAGCGGTGGAGCTTTTAACTTCGTATCTCCGTCAAACGAGGCAAGCGGTGTTGCTGTAGTGCAAGTTAACGGAAACACGGTATGGCACGCAGGTAACTTAACTAACTTAAATCAGTTAACAAACGGACCAGGCTATATAACTGGTTACACGGAAACCGATACTCTCTCTAGTGTAACTGGTCGAGGAGCTAGTACCTCTACTAATATAACACTTACAGGGTCAGGAAACACATTTAATGGTCATCATTATTTTAGTCCATATGATGCTAATGGAAATCATTATCCACATTACAATCCAGGTTCTAATGGAAATGGTTCTAAGTTAAATCTTAGAATGTTCGATAATGGTGGAGATGCCGTACTTTTTCATCTAAATGGTAGTTCAAAAGAAATTTCCTGGAATGGCAGTACAATATGGCACTCTGGCAACGATGGCTCTACTTCTGGGCTTGATGCTGATTTGCTAGATGGATATCACGGGACTTCATTTATTAGAATTGCGGCAAATAGTAATTCACCTACTAACGCAAGCTTTGCAATAGGTACCGCTAGTAGTAGAAACTTTATTCAGTCACACGCTGGGCAACCTTTAGATATCAACCCACTCGGTAATGCGGTAAACGTGGGTTCGGACTTAACTGTATCTGGTTCAATTACGGAAAACTCATCTATCCGATACAAGAAGGATATTATAGGCATCGAGTCTACTTCAGACAGAGTAGAGCTTCTTAAGCCAGTACGATACAAGAAGATTGAGAACGAAGTTGAGGAGATTGGTCTTGTCGCAGAGGACGTAGCAGAGTTATTCCCAGAGGTAGTAAAATATGATAATGAGGGTAGGCCGGATGGTATCAACTACTCTCGCCTAAGCGTAATTTTGCTGAAGGCAGTACAAGAATTAACAGAACGAGTAAACAAGTTAGAAAACAAGTAATATGGCAAATCTTTTAGGTACACTCATAACTGGAAATTTAAGAACCACTCAGGGTTACGGAACTTCAGATAGCACTAGGATTCTATATCCCGGCGGAGGTTCTTTTGTTACTACAACTTCTACTATTACTGGGGCCATAAGGATTAAGATGCCTGTTTTTGGTTCTGGTATGATGATGACCTGCACGGTAAAGGTTTATGAGTATTCTACAAATAAGTCTTTCACCATTACTTTTGGTGGTCATAGAGATTCCGACAACTGGTATAACGAGTTTTGTTATATTGACGGAGGCACTAGTCGCGCAAACCTAACCGTTCGTTTCGGGATAGATGATGGTGTTAACTGTGTGTGGATTGGAGAGACGTCAAGTTCTTGGACTTATCCTCAAGTATTTGTCACTGACGTTCAGATGGGCTATGTGGGGTATAGCACAAGCTGGTTATCCGGATGGTCCGTTAATTTCGTTACTGCATTTGGTACAATCAATAGAACTCAAGTAGCTTATGCGAAAATTACAGGTGCGAACATCGGTAGCCAATCGGTAAGTTTTGCAACCACATCAGATACATTCTCAACGAACTGGACCAACTACAGGGGAGTCACTGAAAATGCAGTTGCTGGTCAGCTAATGTGGAAGAACTATGGTAACAACCATACAATCTTTGACGCGTCTAACGGCACATCGCCAACAGGTTCTGCTGTAAATAATACGAATTCAGATATAGCTTGGACCGGAACATATCCAATCCTTATGGGATGGAATGGCGTAAACACTTATGGTGTTAGGGTAGATAGTGCAAGGATAGCAGATTCAATATCTGGTCAGGCGAACTCTGCCACTATAACTGCAACTACGTCAAATACGGCAAGCAGAATAGTATTAAGAGACGGAAGTGGGGATATATATTCTAGATATTCGTTTAGTAATTATGTCAACACAACTAACAATGATGAAAGCGGAATTACTAGATTCATAATTAAAAACGGGGACGACTACCACAGGTCAGCCACTACAACTGTTGCCGCAGATGCTATCAGAAATGCGGCAACAGGAAGTTGGGCTATTAATATCACTGGTAGTGCTGGTTCCATAACTAATGGAGTCTATACGACTCAAAGCATAAATAGTCTTACTGGTGTTTTAAATTTTGGAGTACACAACGCGACCCCATACCTCAACCCAACAGGAACGAGTAATGGTATTTCATTTGGTGGTTATGAATCTTCTTCATTAAGACAATATGGTATATTTACAGAACAGGAAAATGTTGGTGGAAACTATTCTAAATTAACACTTAACTATCATACGGGCATTAGATTAGGTGCTTACCCTAGTTACGGTGGGATTCGATTCTATAATGATGCAGCCGGAAATGGTAGTAGTGCCGTGATATTTTCAGTAGGTAATGGAGATAACCACGTTAGAGTATTAAATAATTTATATGTTACAGGAACTGTAACTGGAAGTAATTTAAGTGGGACTAACACCGGCGACCAAACTAACATAAGTGGTAACGCTGCTACTGCTACTTATGCTACTAGTGCAGGAGCAGTAGCCTGGGGTAATGTGTCTAGCAAGCCATCAAACATTATGTTTTATGAAGGGTTTACTCTTGACGCAAACACAATGACCACTAACTCCACTGGATTTACATATGCTAATAACGCTCCATTTTATGGTCCTATTGCACGATTTAGCACTGGAGGTGCATATGATTTATGGCTCGGTGGGTCGTACTTATCAGGTGGAAATTCGTTTTTTCTTAGAACAAGAAATGGTGATACAGCTACACTTAACCCTTGGAGGGAGATAATAACTTCAGGTAACATCGGCTCTCAGTCGGTAAGTTATGCAACTACTGCAGGTTCTGCCCCTAACGCATCTAATCAAAATTCCGAATATCTCGTAACACCAGGTGAAGGTAATGGATTAAAATTTTGGGCTAGTGACAATTACAAAATTAGTATGGGCGCTAGTAGTGTGTATCTATACGGAACCGTTACTGATTATTCAATAAAAACTCAAATGAATGCGGACTCCCCAGGTCGAGGATTCACGTGGGGAAGAATTGGAGTTGTACCAACTGCGTCATTAAATGCTACTAGTGGCAATATGCAGATTGCTGGAACATTTAGGTCTTCAACTCAATATGTAGCTAATGGAGATGATTCAGGAACATTATATGGTCCTAACGCCACTTGGGCTGCTTCTTTATATGTGGGGGCTTCTGGTAATAGAAGCGCATCTGGTATAGCTCAAGCTATAACTACAGACGGAAATCTACATTTAGATTGTGCTACAAATAGCAAGCAGATATACATTAACTATTACAGCGGTATGGTTACTGGCATATACGGTGGTTTAAATATGCAAAATACTTCCATCTCTAATGCTAGTTATGTTAGTACAAATACATATGTAAGAGCAGGTACAAACGTATACACAGACCAAAACTATGGTTATGGATTAGTTGGTCTTTACACGTCTACAAGATATCAAGGAGTTTTTGCAATGGGTGACGCATATAAGTTACCTGCTGATGGAACAACTACGGGTTCTTTGTATGGTCTTGCTTGGTCTCACCCTAACGCGGGAGGTGTAGCGGCAAACCTGAATACCCACGGCCTCCTTGTAATGGAGAACGGTACGTTCTTGGCCGCAATCTCTGGCTCTATTAGGTCTAGGGATGATATGCGTGCACCAATCTTCTATGACTCTGCCGATACTGGATACTACGTAGACCCAAACTCAACCTCTAACCTAAACTATCTGAATATCGGAAACACAAGAGAAGAGTTTCCTCTTTTGCGTATGGGCGCCGCTGGAAAGTATGCTATTGGCGTCAGCGGTGCTTATACTAGGATTTCATCACACAACTCCGGCAACGGAGTACAGCTTGGTTCTTATGATGGAACAACATTTACGCCAAGACTTACAGTAAATAATGATGGTAATGTAGAAGCTTCAACTTCTCTTCGTGCTCCAATTTTCTACGATTCTCAGGACACTACATACTACCTAGACCCAGCCGGTAATGGAACTAGAGCTGCTTTTCTAAATGGCAATGTTTGGATTAGCCCTAAATCTGAATCTTATGGAGAAGGTATTGCATTCCTTATGCCAAGTCAAGCAACTTGGGGTGGACTTCGTTGGGTTAGAGGTGTTAATAATTTTACTGGAGCTTGGGCATTTGGTTATTTCGGGAATGAGTCTAATGATAATATAGGATTTCACAGTGGTGGTGTTAATGGATGGAGGTTGGACCACTCTTGGAATATGACAACAATCGGTTCTGTTAGAGCCCCAATTTTCTACGATTCTGAT